TCAATCTGTTTCACTTTCCGCTTCCGGCTTATAGTTCTTTTCAATATATTCCTCTACAGCCTTGATAAACATCTGATTCATACTCATGCCCATTTCAGAAGCAATAGCTTTCAGTTTTTCACGCTGTCCCTTTGGAACACGAATCTTGATGTCATCAAGGTGTGTTTTCACATACTTTGCCGTAATCGCTTTTCGTTTTTCGTTGTAGTACATAGAAATCAATCCTTTCATATTGTACCCAATATTAAAACATGAAAGGAGTTTTTCAAAATGATTCAAAAAAATAATTCCCATTGCAGCAAGTATTACGTTGATAGGCTCAGCAAGTCTGACAGCCTATGCCGATATGGTTTTGTCAATATCACTTGACACATTTTATACGAACAAGAATTATGCAGCGAGAAAGATATGATCATAGTAGAGCTTTCTTCGGACTGCCGGAGGCAGACCGCCGTGGGCGGTGCAGATTCTTCTGTTGGCCCAGTAACTCATATAATATCTCCAGATCATAGTCTTCAACTCTTTCATAGTGTAGTTCTCCGGCTTGTCATCACGGCTGTAGAACAGCCCTTCTTTCATTCTTGCCCACATACTTTCACAGCGTGTATTATCATGACATCTTCCGCCGGCGCTGTTCATGCTTTGAATGATCCCATATTTCTTTACTGCAGCATCCCGGCACCCTTTCTCTGCTGCAATGCAAGATACATACGCTCTCTGACGTAGCAGTCATTATATTGGTCTTCTTTGTGGATTTTCATCATTTCATCTGCAAGCGCCTGATACTTCCAGGGGGCGTTTTTATGGCTGAGTTGATCGTAAAATGCTTGTCTTGTAACCTCCAAAGCCTTGCAGTAAAAACTGATCCTTCCTGTGATCCTACCGTCATCAGTCTTTTGGGAAATGAACTTTAACCGTTCTTCTTTCATGACTTCCGACGGTTTGCGGCGAAAAAGCAGATGCTTCCTCCAGAAATTCATTAAGCTCTTCAAGCTCACGTTTTTTCTTTTCAAGCTCTTTGATCCGCTTGTTTGCTGCCTGAAGCTGCCTTGCGATAGTAAGTGACTCTCCCGGTATACGTGAGCCTGCACCTGTGTCTATTTCTCCGATCCGCGCCTTTTGCACCCACGTCCCCAGCGTCCCTTTGGGGATGCACAGCTCATCTGCTGCTACCTTGGTGCCAATCTCCTTTGCGAGCTTTATTGCCTGCTTTTTAAACTCTTCATCATATTGTTTTCCTGTTCCAATTGATGACACACTCCTTTGTTTTTATTATACTTTGATTGTTTTTTGTGTGTCAAGTTTTATTATACAGGATTAATCGTAATACATTACACATTCCTCCTTTTTCTACAAATGAAAAAAGGCTGTTTTATCATCGTCACATAAATTCGTGACAATAGACAAAACAGTCTTTAAAACTTTGTGAATATTTTTTCATAACAAATCAGCAGGCTCAGAGCAAAATCTGCTCAAAGTCTGCCGTTATGTTCCATATTTTTTGTTGTGTAGTGTTCGACTCCCTTTTTTTCGTGAAAACCGGTGAAAAGCATCCACGGTTTTACACTAAAATTTTTCGTTTTCTAAACATCAAAAAAGCCCGTAAATACGGGCTTTTTCAGGTGAATATCCATTTAGTATCACCAATATGGTGCGGGTGACAGGACTTGAACCTGCTATAATCAGCTTTCAATGCACGATTTTACGCTATTTTGCATTTTTCGTGTCATGTTTCATGTCATATACGCTTTGAAAATAGTCGTCGATAACCTTATCGACACGTTGACGATCATCATCGAAAGTCTGCTGATAAACTGACCTTAGTGTGCTGGTATTACTCCAACCACCCCGCTCCATTGCGTATATATCGGGAATATTCAGCTTCGCCATAACGCTGGCACTGATGTGTCTCAGGTCATGGAAAGTAATGCAATGCCCTGATGACCTTGTGATTTTTACGAGTCTGTCATATATTCGCTTAGGGTTGTATTGTACAACATAGTCATCAGGATTTAGCTCCAATGCGTCAATCAACTCAACAAGCGGTTTACCCAGTCTTACTTGCCGATTACTCTTATATGTTTTTGCTTGTTTCTTTACTGTCAGCTTATTGCCAACCATAACACGCACCTGTGACAGCGTTAAGATATCTCCAGCTATATCCTTGCGGCGTATTCCCTGTATCTCTGACATTCGCAATCCGCCCCATACTGCAAGTAACACTGGTATTTCAATATCTGTGCCACGAAACAGTTCAATAATTGTTTCGGCGTCAGGCAAGCTTTTAAACGTTCTAGTTTTTTGTGGCAGGCGTATTTTGCCCAATTTTATATCAACATCATGATAGGTCATTACCGCTGTGAAGAAGCCATATACATTTCTTACAGTTTTCGCGGACCTTACGACAGCAATGCTGTTCACCCAATCTTGCACAAGTTGTGGCGTAATATCATTTAACCGCATATTTGCAAATCTGTCAAAATGGTTTCTGAGTTCCGATTTGTATTCATGTATCGTGGTAGGCGATAGAACAGGTGTTTTAATCTCAATGTATTCCTCTGCAGCTTGCTGAAACGTTTTTTCATCCTCGCTTTGTTGAGTACTGTTCAGCCACTCTGCCGCCATTAGCTCGGCTTCTTTTTTGGTTTTTGCCGTGAACGATTTGTACTTCCCTGCTGCTTTGTCATATGCCCTAACACGATAGTTTCCGCTAGGCAGTTTTTTTGCTGTTGCCATGTAAAATTCCTCCTAAACATCTTGACAAAATTTTGATTTTATGCTAAGATAATAGGGTACTACCCTACTGTCCATTTGCTGTGGTTTGTCGGTGTTGTACACGCCCTCACAGGTCGCTCTGTGGGGGCTTTTTTTATTATGGTATGTTTACCCACCACACACCCTGCAAGGCTCGTAGCCTGCGTTCTGTGCGTCTTGCAGGGTCATTGGTGTGCAGGTATCATCATAGTATCTGCAGAATTGGTTGTGATATTTGTCACCCGAAGCCGTGATATACACAATTGTTTCGGCTGGATCATGTGCGGTAGTTATCACAGGAATTGCTTCGGTGGTGGTTTCAGGCTCTGCGGTGGTGGTAGTAGTTGTTGTGGTGGTAGTAGTGACTTTTTCGCCCATATCAACCGTGATTGTGATAGGGTCAGATGTCACACCGTCATATGTGGCGGTCACGTCCGCAAAACCGTCTTTGAGGGGTATCACTGCATATGTGATGTAGTATGTTGATTTTTTCAGATATGTTATCTGGCAGACATCTGAATTGCTATTGACAATCTTCACGTCTTTGGGGTCGATATCCTTAGCACGTTTTTCGCCTTTGATTTTTAAATCAATTTCAAAATCTTTGTCATATCCTGTCATTGTGACCGAATATTCATTTTTCTGCCATTCCACAGTGGTGGGACGTTTATAGCCCAGTAGTCGTGATATGCCCACAACGATGACCGATATAACGCAGAACGCAACTATCATCATCAGGCAACCGCCCTTTGACGCGCCACTCGTCTTTCGGCTGTGAGACCTGCGGCTTGACGATTTCCTGCCTCCCGACGTTGATACATATGACAGCCCTGTGCCTGGTATACCGACAGACTTTGTGCGCCGTCCTGAACTGTTCACTGTATATCTTGCGCCCTTTCCGCCGACGCTCAAGCCGACGGATTTCTTGCCGATGTTCAGCTTCGCACCATTGCCAAGTTTAATTGATTTTCTAAAACGTAATCCCATGGTTATGCTCCTTCTTCTATGTAGTACAAAAATGCGGACAGGTTTAAAATTCCTATTGACAATCGTCGTAATATAGGATATACTAGATACATCGAACAAATGTTCTATAATAATTATATCAGCTTTGGGTATGCTAACCCCGAGGTGATATAAAATGCCACTCTACGAAATTAAACTGAAAGAATTGCGAAAGAGAGCACGTCTAACTCTCGTTGAGCTTGCGGAAAGAACAGGTGTTAGCAAATCCGCCTTGTCGAAAATCGAAACAGGTGAAAGTGTACCAAGAATAGACACTATAGTGCTTTTGGTAATTTTCTTCAAATGTGAACTTGCAGATTTGGTCGTAATTCACAAATAAATTCCTGTTTAGTGGAATTTTATTGCCAATATATTGGTCTTATTGTATTATTATGTGAAAAGGGAAAGGAATGGTCTAATATGAAGATAACGGACGAAGAGCTAGAAATGATTGAAAAGCTGAGATCCTTATCCCCTGACGGGTTAGAAAAGGCGCTAAACAAATTAGTTGAACTCGCCAAGGAACAAGGAGAGGATCTAAAGCAAAAACAAACAAAAGGTACATAGTTCTGAGCTAACTCATTTGAGTTGGCTTTTTTTATTTTACGTATTTATTTTTAAAATCATCAATCGCTGCTTGATATTTGCTATCCGCACATGACACACCACTGAATGAATATGTGCCGTCCGCTTGTTTTTCACTTTTCGTAGCAAAAACTACTTTGTTATCGCAGAAAACCCACCAATCTATATAATTTGGAGCACCATATTCACCAACCATGCCATCGCAAATGCCAGAACTCGTTGTTTCAAATCGTTGCATATTATTGTCTGCTGTATCGTTTGGGAGACTTACGTTGAATTGAATGCTATTTGAACCATTTGAATACGCCTTTACGTAAGTCCCATCGTCAGTTGAATAATCACCTAAAAACTCCATATCATTTGTTTCTGTAACTGATGAAGTCTCAGCTGTTGTAGATATGACAGTAGTAGTTGTCGTTTCTTCATTTGAAGTGGTTGTCGTCGTAGTAGTTTCGGTTGTGGCTGTAGTCTGGCTTGACGTTGTTGTACTGTTATTATCGCTGCTATCACTGCAAGCTGCAAAGCTCATTGACATTATAATAGCTACAAGACTTGTGATAACTTTCTTCATAAATTTTTCTCCTTTGGCTTTTTATTCTCGACTATTTTCGTTCGTCTATAATTTATATCGGCTATCACGTTTTTGGCAGTAACCTTATTTGCTGTTACATCAAACAGTATATATTTTATTTCATCATCGCTCTTATAAGTGATAGCTAGTATGTATTTTTTATCCGACTCTGTTATAGTCTTTGTGCCGCCGCCCAACAAAGCACCAGCTGCTCCCAAAAGCATTCCTCCGGCGATCGCTCCTGTGGCATTGTCAAGATAATGCTTTTTGAATTGAGTTTGGTCAAGTATTTCAGCTTTTATTATTTTACTATAAAACAGCGTTATTGGTGCACCGTAGTACATTACTAACCGCTTACTGCATATCCAAACGCCGCATTCTGCACCTTGTGGTATGTTTAAACCATATAAGTGTTCGAGAGTATATGACTTTTTACATTTGTACTTGTTCTTAAATTCGATTTCTTGTTCTCGCTCGGCAATTTGAGCGAGTTTTCTTTTCTTCCTTTGTTCCCTGGCATCGTCGTCAAAATACATAATGATACTGACAACAACTATAAGTGCTACAAAAAGTCCTAACCACCAAAGCATATTTATCTATCCCTTCTTTGTATTGTTTTATGCATTTATTGCAGCAATCATAGATATAGCAATAGTTGCTATACAGCCTACTATAAGCAGAACTATTGCGGCAATTTGCTCATTTTTGTTCTTACGAAGGTCACGTTTGTAAACATATTCTTCGTAATTTGCCCCGTCTTCTCTGATGTGTCTTTCCTGCACTTTTAAAATTACCATTGTCAACGCAAACGCCGCAACAATGATAAGCAACACAAGTATTGTTTGGAGCATAACTACACCTCCCATTTAAAGTGAATTTAAAAACTTCTTGAAAATTTCCCTTTTCTCGTCTGAAAGACTTCTGATTAATTCAATAATTTTTATTTCCTCTGCGGACAGCTCAATGCCTGTAGAGGTTTTTTCTTTGCCTGTTAAAAGATAATCGGTAGAAACGCCAAAGTAATTGGCAATTAACTGTAGTGTTTCTGCATTAGGTACACTGCCACGCTTTTCCCAATTGACAAAAGAGTTTTTACTAAGCTTTAAATCTGTAAGCATTTTGTTCTTGCTTATTCCCTTTTCGTGAAGCAATTCTGTTAATGTACTTATAAATTCATTCATTTTTATGACCGCCTTGTAAATTATGTAACAAATGAACAAATATATCGGTCTTATTTTGTAATATACGCCAATATTTCATCAAATGATGAAATAAGCCTTGACATTCCTCATTTGATGAAATATAATAAGTTTGTAAAAGAAATTATACAAAAAAGACAACACAAAACAAAGCCATATTGAAAGTCCCAATTTTCAAAATAGCTCGTTTATATTATATTTGGTCACACTTATATAATAGCTTAATTTGCCTTGTTTGTCAAGGTTCTTTTACAAAATTTATGTGTTTTGGAGGTGAACAAAGTTTGAAAATTAACAGCATCGAGTATGTGTTGGCAAGATACTTTGAGAAAGATTTCTTAATTGCAATGAGGGATACACCTATCATTGTTTCGGGCAAGCAAGGCGCAACTGGTAAAACAACGGTGTGCAATATTCTAAGGAAGCATGGATACACCGCTTTTGAAGAATGGCAGCTTAAAAACCCTGAAACTGACGAACAGAAAGCTCTTGCTAACAGGTTGAAAGATGAAAATGAAATCTTCATTTTGTTAAAACTCAACAAGCCAATATCGGAGGTGATAAAGTGAATTATCAGAATTTCGTAGCAAAAGTCTATGCAGAACTTAAACTTCGTCGCATGACGAGAAAAGATCTCGCTAAGTTGACAGGTTACAGCGAGAACACAATAAACGTGTTCATGAGTAACACAGATAGCCGAGATCGCTCAGATAACGTGGCGAAAGCTATTTCAGCGGCTCTGCACATAGAGCTTTAGAGAGGAGAGGGAGAACAATGTACGGCAAGCTTATTGTCAGCTATTGTCAGGACAATCACATAACTTACAAGGAATTTGCTAAGCTGTGTGGCGTAAACGTGAGAAGTATTTATCGTTGGATAAACGGCTCAACGATAAAGGACAAGGCAACGGAACTCAAGCTTTGTGAACTTCTCGGTGTTGAGATACCACAAGCAAAAGAAATCTTTGAGGACACATCAGACACATTCTATATCTTCCCCGAGGAAAAGCAACCGACAAAGGTCATTCAGATTGGTGAAGATTATTACACAATGCTCCGTGAACTTGCATTCAAAAGCAAAACGTCACTGAGATATGTTGCAGAAATGTGCATTGACTTTGCTGCGGCAAGATACAGAGGGTGATGTTAAAAATGCCAGCAAAGAAAATAACCGCCAATGACGTGATATCCAAACGGCTGAGATCTATCCGAGCCAATAACGATATTACACAGGCAAAGATCGCAAAACGGCTGAACATGGCACAGACAGCCGTGAGCAGGTGGGAACGGCAGTTCGGCACCATGAATGCCGAACAAATAGTAACATACTGCAGGATAATCGGGGCGAACCCCGAAGAAATCTTTGCGGAGTATTGCAAGGAAAGGAGTATAAGAAAATGACCAGCATGATAGCAACACTGGAGATTGTCAGATTCGTGGCTGCAATAGCGTTATGTGTGGCGCTATTCGCACTGGCGGTCTACGGACTATATCGAAACATCAAGGAGACAGCCGAAACCGCAATCCGTGAGGAGCTGGAGCAGGCAATCAAGGAAGCTTCAAAGCCTGTTGTCAAGGTCGAAATACAGACGAAAGGCAAGTGGTAAAGTGTCGGAGGGCATGTTTATAGCCTGCATGATAGGCGCAACGATCGTGATACTGACAGCTTTCTATGCCGTGATACTGTTCATAGCATGCATTATAGACCAGCACAAATGGGAACATGAACACAGTTATGACGATGAAAATCACGACGAAAACAGCGATGGCATAGTTTAGATTTGCAATGCAACGGATTTGCTATGAATAGCATTGGCTACGGCAAAGCGAACCTGTGAACGGCTACGAAATGCGAAGGTGTTGATTTGAACAGCAAAGCAACGGCATAGTGGGGTTTAGCAAAGAACGTCAAAGCATAGGCAAGGGCAAAGTACAGCGTCGATTTGCTGGGCAACGGCACAGCATTGATTGACATAGATTCGCAACGGCTAAGAATAGCTATGATTCGCAGGGGCACCGCACAGCCACGCAAAGGCCTGGCAAAATATTGCGTAGCTAGGGCTAGGTATGCACAGCACCGTTTAGACAAGCAAAGGCAAAGCTAAGTTCCGACAAGCAACGAGAGGCAAAGGCATAGCAGGGCGCAGATTGGCGGTGCCATGCAAAGGAATGGCATTGATTAGCTAAGGCATTGAGAAGCATAGAGACGCAAGGGCATAGCAGCGATTAGCAAAGGAATTGCAGTGACTAGCAAAGGCGTAGTTCGGCACAGTATGGCGTCGAAAAGCAAGGAAAAAAAATAAATTTAACATTTAACGGAGGTCAAAAGACATGAGCATGAAAAAAATCAAAGTAAAGTTGACGTTCACCGAAGAGATTTTGGGAACGGCAAACGCAACAACCACAATCCACGACGAGTACATAGCGTCAAAAGCACCCGACGCAAAGAGCCGTGAGGAAGAGATAGCCGCACTTGGTGTAGCGGAAGTGGTCGAAAAATCTATGACGGTATTCCCGACACTGGAAGACGGCACACCATTTCTATGGGATTATCAGGTCAAGGGATTTTTCAAGGACGCTTGCGGTGTTTTGAAAAAGGTATCAGGCACGGCTAGTTCAAAAATCAAGGCGTACAAGAAAGAAATCGACGGACTGGTTTTCGTTGAGGAAAGAAAAATCCCATACGAATTCAAGGGTGGTATGGGCGAATGCCAGAGGCCACTCAGAGCAAGCACACCGCAGGGCGAACGTGTTGCACTGGCACATTCTGAGACAGTTCCTGCAGGGGCGACAGTCGAATTCACAATCCAGATTTTGAAAGACGATATGGAAACAGCCGTAAGAGAGTGGCTAGACTACGGCAGGCTGAGAGGTATCGGTCAGTGGCGTAACAGTGGCAAAGGTAGATTTGAGTGGGAGGAGATTGAGAATGGATAAGAAACTAACAAAAGAAGATATCATAAATGTGGCTAAATCTTGTACAGATTCCGACTGTAAATCGTGCCCACTTGAGGATGATGAGAAATGTGCTACTAATTTTCTAAATTGTATTATCGAATACATGAAAAATGAGCCTGCACCTGCGGCAACAGGCACAAGCTCGGAGGTATCAAAAGATACCAGTTCAACACACCTTGATGATAGCACACTGCTTGACATTTGTCAAGAAGGAATAGAGGAAATGGCGAAAATAGCCCTTGATGATTATCCAAACGAATTCCTGACAGGATATATTGAAGCGTTCAAGGACAACATCAGGAGGCTGAGAGGTGAACAGAGTGACTAGCTATTCATGCTTGGATTGCAAGCACCTGAAAGGGTGTTTGGAGAGTAGCAGGCGTTACCCCTGCAGAGATTTTAAACTGGCAGAGCCAGCGATACTAGAGAGGAGAGGTCAAAATGACAGCAATCGAAAAGTTGAACAGCATAATCACCAGTGTTGATACTCTTGCACAAATAGCCGATGATTGCAACTTCCCTGCTGTCAGAGCAATATACAATGCAACCGCAAGCGGACGTATTGAACTTTTCGCACGTGAGGACGATTTTAAGGCACTTGCAGATGCAGTATATTCGCCACTGCACACTGTTACATCATACAACCATATCGGTGATGATGTTTACAAAACAACCGAGATGTGGTTTTGCTACAAAGACCACATATTCACAATGATAAGAGAGGAGAAATATAATGGATGAAATTATCGACATAAATCAGGCGGAAATCAGGCAGATACCTACGCAGACACAGACACAGCTCGCATCGCATACTGACACGGGAATTATCTCAGACTTCCGCCAGTATTTCAAAATGGCAAGCGAACTTTGCAAAGCGGACATCATACCGCAGGCATACAAGGGTAAGGTCGCTGATACCGCAATAGCCATTGACATGGCTAATCGTATGGGAGTAAGCCCAATGATGGTCATGCAATCGATGTTCGTGGTCAAGGGCAAGCCAAGCTGGAGCGGGCAAGCTTGCCTGAGCTTTATCCGAGCAAAATTTACAGACGTAAAGGTGATTTACGTCGGCACAAAAGGTACTGACGACAGAGGCTGCTACGTCAAGGCAACTGACAAAGACGGCGATGTGCTTGAGGGAACGACAGTCACAATGGCTATGGCAAAAGCAGAGGGGTGGACTTCCAACTCTAAGTGGAGAAATATGCCCGAGCAGATGTTAGCATATCGTGCAGCATCATTTTTCGCAAGGGTTCACTGCCCGGAAACGCTTATGGGTGTGCAGGTCGAAGGCGAAGTTGAGGACTCTTCAAAGCCTGCAATGAGAGAAGTGGAGGATGTACTGTAAATGAAAACTACGAGAATTCATATAAAAAAACTGTTTGGCATTTCTGAAACAGAACTGGACGGACGCTCAATAGAAGTTACCGGCTCAAACGGCGTAGGTAAGACATCTATAATCGACAGCATAAAGTATGCTCTCACCAATGACAGCAGCCGTGATTATGTCATTAAGAACGGCGAAAGCGAAGGTGAAATCTTCATTGAGACCGACACAGGTTTGACTATTGACCGCAAGAAGCGTGTCAATCAGGCAGACTACAAGAACATTAGACAGGACGGCAAACCTGTTCAAAGCCCCGAAGCATTTGTCAGAGAGTTGTTCACGCCACTGCAGATTGACCCTGTTAAGTTTACACAGATGTCAAGGCAGGAGCAGAACAGAATTATTCTTGACCTCATTGAGTTCGATTGGGATTTGAACTGGATTAAGGAGAAATTTGGTGAAATTCCGCAGGGTGTTGATTATCAGCAGAATATATTGCAGGTCCTGAACGATATCCAGTCCGAAAAGGGCGTTTACTTCCAGACAAGACAGGATATCAACAGAGAAATACGCAACAAAACAGCGTTTATATCTGATATCGCAAAGGATATCCCGCAGGGCTTCCAGGCTGAAAAGTGGGAAGCATATGACCTATCCGAAGCCTATACGAAGATAACAAAGGCGCAGGAATACAACTCTCGCATCGAGAGGGCGAAGCTGTTTAAAGATAGCTATGACAACAAGGTCAGAGGTTATCAGGCTGAAATGGAAATAGCAGTAAGCAATCTGAAATCTGCTATCACAGCAGAGCGTGAGCAGCTGACAAGCGAAATCGAACGCAAGAAAGCCGAAATCAAGGCGGCTGAGGACAAGCTCAATTCGCTTTCAGACAAGATAGCAGACAAGACTAAGATTTTTGAAAGCGAATACAGGGAGAAAGTCGCAAAGCTTGACAGCGACATCAAGGTAGCCGATGAATACACAGGTAAGCAGCTTGTTAACATATCTGCTATGCAGACTGAGGTCAAGACAGCCGAGGAAATGAAGAAGCACCTCAATGAATACAGGCGTATGAAGTCAATGCAGGACGAGCTTGAAACGCTCGAAGAACATTCTAAGGCACTCACAAGCAAGATTGAGCTTGCAAGAGAGCTTCCGGGCGAGATACTAAAGACAGCAACAATACCCGTTAAGGGGTTGACAGTTAAAGACGGCATACCTCTCATAAATGGACTTCCCGTCAGCAATCTGTCAGAGGGCGAACAGTTACAGCTTTGCGTTGATGTTGCCCTCAGCAAGCCTAACAGCCTACAGATAATTCTGATTGACGGAGCTGAGAAGCTTTCCGAAAAGAACAGACTTGCACTTTATGAGAAGTGTAAAGAAAAGGGCTTGCAGTTTATTGCAACCCGCACAACGGACGGCGATGATCTGGAGGTGACATATCTGTGATACAACTGACAAGTGAAAATTACTTCTCCCAGCAGGCTAACCTTGAGTACATGAGCTGCTCACAGTTCAAGAGCTTCTGCGACTGTGAGGAAAGAACCCTTGCGGATATTGCGGGTGATTACAAGCGTGACAGTTCAACTGCTCTGCTCGTAGGCTCATACGTTGACGCTCACTTTGAGGGAACACTTGACGTTTTCAAGGCTCAGCACCCAGAGCTGTTTAAGCGTGACGGAACGCTTAAGGCTGATTATGTACAGGCTGAGAGTATTATCCAGCGTGTGGAGAATGATGAGCTTTTTATGAAGTATATGGCAGGCGAAAAGCAGGTCATTATGACGGGTAAAATCGCAGATGTGCCATATAAGATAAAGATAGACAGCTATCACCCTGACAAGGCAATCGTTGACCTAAAGGTCGTCAAGGACTTTGAGAAGCTTTGGAACGATGCTGAGAAACTGAAACAGAGCTTCATTCGATACTGGGGATATGACATTCAGGGAGCTATCTATCAGGAAATAGTTCGTCAGAATACAGGCAAAAAGTTGCCGTTCTTCATAGCCGCCGCCACAAAAGAAAAGCACACAGATTTTAATGTGTTCGCGGTTCCACAAGAATGGCTTGACGAAAAACTTGCGTTTGTCGAGGAACGCACACCGCACTTTGCAAGGTTGAAAACAGTCGAGGATCCAGCCGAAAGGTGTGAGAGGTGTGATTGGTGCAAGGACACCAAGATACTTGACAGAATAGTTGACGCAAGAGATTTGGAGGATACAAATGCTTAACAAAGTTATTTTAATGGGTAGAATTACCCAGGAGCTTGAACTCAAGCAAACAACAAACGGGACAGCAGTGCTGTCATTTAACGTAGCCGTTGATAGAAACTACACCAAGCAGGGCGAAGAAAAACAGACGGATTTCATCACCTGCGTTGCGTGGAGAAAGACTGCCGAGTTTATCAATAACTATTTCGGCAAGGGTAGAATGATAGCCCTTGAGGGACAGCTGAGAAGCCGTACATATGATGATAAGAACGGTACAAAGCACTATGTGACAGAGGTTTATGTTGATAACGTTTCATTCACAGGTGAACCAAAGCAGGGCGAAAACAGTTCAGCTCCGTCACAGAGCGCACCACAGCAGAATACACCGCCACAAAATCAGCCTGCACCAAGTCAGGATAACTCACCTGCAACGCAGAGTCTTGGCATTGACGGCTTCGAGGAAATATTCAATGACGACGATGTGCCGTTCTGATGTGAAAACAATGCTAACTTTAAGAAACTATCAAAACAAAATTATTAATGAAGTAAGGAGGCTTATGAGTACAGGGCGAAAGCGCATTTGCGCAGTTGCGCCCTGTGGTTAGGCTCTGGCAAGACAGCCATATTCGCATATATGGCTGACAAGTCACAGGACAAGGGCAACACAGTGTGGTTTTTGGTACACAGAAAAGAACTGCTCGATCAAACCATAGCAACATTTGACCGCTTTGGTATTCAGCGCAACACAATTCTTGTGGGCATGGTCGCCACACTTGCAAACGCTCTTGACAAGCACCCAGAACAGTACAAAGCACCTGACTTCATTGTCATTGACGAGTGCCACCATATAACGGCTAGGACGTATCAGAGAATACTTGAACGCTTTCCAAAGGCATTCGTAGTTGGACTGACCGCAACGCCAAGCAGACTTGACGGCAAGCCACTTAAAGATTGCTTTGACGATATGGTGGTAGGCATTACCGCCAAAGAGCTTATTGCTCAGGGATATTTATCCCCTTATAGGTACTTCGCACCGAGCGTAGCTGACCTATCGGCACTCAAACGCAAGGGCAAGGACTTTGACCCACAGCAAGCAGCTGAGCTACTTTCCACGAGAGCGGTGTTTGGCGACGTTATAGCGAACTATCGCAAATATGCCGACGGACTTCAAACGATATGCTATTGTTCTTCCGTTAAGCACTCTGAGAGCGTTGCAGAAGCGTTCAGAGCGGTTGGAATTAATGCCGTACACTTTGACGGCAATACACCTAAGAGCGAGCGAGAACGCATTACAGACGATTTCAGGGCAGGAAAAATAAAAATTCTTTGCAACGTTGATTTGATATCAGAGGGCTTCGATTGCCCTGACTGCGAGTGTTGCATACTGTTAAGACCGACAATGAGCTTAACGTTGTTTATCCAGCAATCCATGCGGTGTATGCGCCCGAAAGAGGGCAAGACGGCAATAATTCTCGATCACGTCAACAACTACAAGCGACACGGCTTGCCTGATGATGACAGAGAGTGGAGCTTAAACAGCGTTCCGAAGCCTGAAAAGGAATATAACACAGACGGCACGCTACAGATACGGCAGTGTTCAAAATGCTTTGCTACATATAGACCAACATCTGCGAAGAAATGTCCATATTGTGGAGCGGTTGAGGAACTGACCAGACAGGAAATAAAAAATATCAAGCAGATAGAGCTTGAAGAAATAAAGGAAAGCAAACGTAGAGAAGCAGATGACAAGGTCAAGGAATACAAGTCCGCCAAGGATTGCAAGACGCTTCAAGAACTGTTTGCGTTTGCAAAAATGAGAGGATATAAGCCACAATGGGCATATGTCCAAGCAAAACAGAGAGGATGGTTTAAATGATGAGAGGTAGCCAGGCAATTGGTATTGACACCAATCCTGTAAATTCAATTGCAATTACGCTTGCTAATGCCAACGTAAATTCGCTCAAGGCAGTTGATATCATCACTAGCGAGATCATAAAAGAAGCACACATCAATCGGTATGACGTTCCGTTCTGGATACTGGCATTTGAAATGCTTACCAATACATTCAAGGAAACACTGAGCGAAGATATGCTCAAGGTGTATGAAGAGGCTAAGGAACATTTCTCATACTCTGCTATTACTATGGGAGAGCCTAGAAATGAGTAAGTCAGAACACGAGATACAGAACGAAATCCGCCTTGCGTTATCTTCACAAGATAGTGTTGTATTCAGAACAAACGCAGGCACATTCTATCAGGGGAAAATGGTTTACTCAAAAGAGTTTAAATCAATGGTACTCCTCAATCCTCGCAGGGTTGACGGACTGCCAAAAGGCTTTTCGGATTTGGTGTGCTTTACTAAGGGTGGAAAAACGGCATTCATAGAATGTAAGAATGCCGACGGAAAACTGAGAGAAGAACAGAAAATATTTATTGACCGTATGCGTGACCTTGGCTTTGTTGCCGGGGTCGCAAGGTCCGCTGAGGAGGCGAAACTACTATGCCAACAACTGATGAAAGATTAAAGCAAATCGAAATCGTTGCTTTGAAAGAAGAGGGCGATTTGCCAGAAAATATGTCAATGTCGGAAAATATGTTCTATGAGGAAATGCACTGCTTGTACGCTAGATACAAAATGAGCTGTCTTGTAAGCAAGCTCCCCGCTGATATACAGAACAAAGTCCCTATCGTGACAAAAGATGAGGCTTCGGTATTAAAGAAGAAATACCTTGCAGGTGTTAAGAATATGCAGATGTGGGAAGATATCTTCAAGACAGAGATACACATTGCAAACGAGATAAACAAGGTCATTTCTCCCTCGTCCGAGCTGAGCGGAATGACGAAAGAACAGCTGCTTGACAAGACTATACGAATGATAGGCGTTATCCAGGGACTTATGAATGCTGATGACAGAATTCCGAAGTTTCTGGAAGGTCTAAGAGGAGATAAGGCAAAATGAGAACAAGAACAGGAAGATGCAAAAAGAAAAACAATTGCATATATGCGACTGAAATATATGGTGAGAAGTGTTGCGGATATTTGCTTGCAACGGGTGAGAAAAGAAACTGCCCTCCCGATAACTGCAACAAGTTCAAGAGCATAAAACAGTTTGAAAGGAGATTTGATAGGTGAAATACTTAGATTTTCTGAAATCTAAAATGGCTATTGCTACCGACAGCGGTTTTGATGTTCCAGACAAGAAAATAAACACGGCACTCAAGCCTCACCAGCGTGACATTGTTAAGTGGGCTGTAAAAGGTGGCAAGCGTGCTGTGTTTGCAAAGTTCGGACTAGGCAAGTCAGTTATACAGCTGGAATGGTGTACACAGGTCATAACTCATGAGGGCGGAAAAGCCCTCATAATATGCCCTCTGGGTGTTAAGCAGGAGTTTGTTCATGACGCTGTTGAGATACTTGGCTATGACGCACCTACATATGTTAAAACCATGGCAGAGGTGAGGTCGTGTTCGGCTGATATCATGATAACGAACTACGAGAGAGTTCGTGACGGAGATATCGATGTAAAGTATTTCACTGCTACTTCCCTTGACGAAGCTGCTGTATTGAGAAGTTTCGGCAGCAAAACCTATCAAGAATTTCTAAAGAAGTTCAACGGCGTTCCATATAAGCTTGTGGCAACCGCAACGCCTGACCCTAACAAGTATAAGGAACTTATCCACTATGCTGGATATCTTGAAATCATGGACACAGGACAGGCTCTGACACGCTTCTTTCAACGTGACAGCACAAAGGCTAACAACTTGACGTTGTACCCTCACAAGGAAGAAGAGTTTTGGCTATGGGTAAGTTCATGGGCTGTATTTGTTTCAAAGCCGTCAGATGTCAACCCCACATATTCTGACGAGGGATATGATTTGCCTGAGCTAAAAATCAACTATCACAGGCTTGCAGTCAGAAAAGACGAGTTGTCGGTCGATAAGTTCGGTCAGAGTAAACTGTTCGATGAAGCTACTGCTAGCTTGCAGGACGAAGCGAAGATAAAGCGTGAAAGTATATCTCAGCGTGTTGCAGAAGCAGCTAAAATAATCGCTGAAAGTCCAGAAGATAGCTTTATTATCTGGCATGACCTTGAAGAAGAACGCCACGAGATAAAGCGACAGATACCAAATGTTGTTGATATCTATGGTTCTATGGATATCGACTTGCGAGAACGAAGAGTTATCGACTTTGCTAACGGCAAAATAAAGCTGTTTGCGACAAAGAAGATACTTTCCGGAAGTGGCTGTAACTTTCAGAAACATTGTCACAGGGCAATATTTATCGGTATCGACTACAAGTTTAATGACTTTATTCAGGCCGTTCACCGCATATATAGGTTTCTGCAAACTGATGAAGTGACAATCGATATAATTTACATGGACGAAGAAGACGAGATAAAAAAGCAGCTGCTTGACAAATGGAAACGTTTTGACTATCAATCTGAGAAAATGGCTGAGATAGTCCGCAAAAACGGCTTGTCAAGCGTTGACAACATCTCTGACAAAATGAAAAGAAGCATAGGAGTGAAAAGAGTGGTAGTAGAGGGTAATCACTACAAATACATAAACAATGACTGCATATGGGAACTTGAACAAATGCCTGACAACAGCGTTGACGAGATAGTAACTTCAATCCCATTCGGCAATCATTATGAGTACACGCCAAGCTACAATGACCTTGGACACAACGAGGATAATGACAGGTTCTTTGAGCAAATGGACTATTTGACGCCTAATCTGCTGAGAGTGCTGAAACCTGGCAGAGTAGCTTGCATACACGTTAAGGACAGAATTTTATTTGGCAATGCAACAGGTGACGGAATGCCGACTGTTGACCCGTTCAGCGACTTGACTGTTATGCACTATATGAAGCACGGCTTTCGCTATATGGGCAGAATTACAATTACAACTGACGTTGTTCGTGAGAACAATCAGACGTACCGCCTTGGCTGGACAGAACAGTGCAAGGACGGCTCGAAAATGGGAGTGGGTTGCCCAGAATATGTTCTGCTCTTTAGAAAGCTTCCTACAGATACAAGCAAGGCTTATGCAGACACACCTGTTACAAAGAGCAAAGCTGATTACAGCAGAGGACGTTGGCAGATTGACGCTCATGCTTACTGGAGATCCAGCGGTGATAGGCTTGTGACAAAGGACGAACTAAAAGAAGTTTCGGTGAACAAGCTTCAAAAGGTATACACGCAGTTTTCAAAGAGCAATGTTTACAACTATGACGAACACGTTGCCCTGGCAGAGAAGCTTGACAAGGAAAACAAATTACCAGCGTCGTTTATGGTAATCGCCCCTGCAAGCTGGAACGATACAGTCTGGGACGATATCAACCGAATGAGGACGCTCAATGCTGAGCAGCGTAGACGTGATATGCAAATGCACGTTTGTCCTTTACAGCTCGATATAATCGAACGCCTTATCACTAGGTACTCCAACGAGGGCGACGTTGTGCTTGACCCATTCGGTGGAATAGGCTCAACTCCTATGACTGCAATTAAAATGGGTCGATATGGAATAGGCATTGAGCTTAACCCCGACTATTTCCGTGACGGCGTAGGATACTGCAAAGCGGAAGAAGATAAGATAGACGTACCAACGTTGTTTGATTTTATGGATTATAAAGAAAAAGCCGCCCCATAGGGCGGCATGAGATTATATTTGATGACGTTTTTTGATAAATGTATAAAGCCCAATGGCAATCGATACTATGAGCAGACCACCAAGGACAGGGACGGTATCAACGAGTTTCACAAAGGCAAATGCAAAAATCTTAATCGTTGACCACATAGACTGCAGCAGCTGTAACATTTTATCACTCCTTTCTTGAAATTTTATACATTATAACACCATAGGATATGATTGTCAATGGACATAACAAACAAAACGCAGGACTTTCACACATTGAACACAAAAGGAGAAACGTATGAGTAAAATAAAAATTTTTAAAGAAATTCTCACAGCAGTTGGTATATGGAGTTTGGTCGGCTTATCATGGCAAATGCTTGAGATTTTAATGTATGGAGAAGTACAGCCACGAGGTGTAGACACAATCGTTACAGCTGTACTGAGTCTATCTCTATATATAAACTTAGAGACGTTGGAGTGATAACATGGGTAACAACAAATTCTGCACCAGCTGCAAATATTTTGAGAAATCACCTGACAACTGCGGCAGAAAGAACGGAAAATACGGGCTGTGCAGGTATGGCGTGAGACAGGGATTTCGCCCGAGAATAGTCAGATATCAGCACCCTGTCTGTGAAGAATTCAAAGATAAGATAGAGGCTGTGAAATGCAGTGCTGCTACAACACTCTGCTGGTATTGCAAACACGCAGTGCCAAAGAGCGACAAGCGGACAGGTGAACAAATAACAGGGTGCAGTTGGTCGATAGACAGACAGCCTGTGCGTGGTTGGAAGACGCACTGTCATAGGGTTTATAAGGGACAGAAAGGCATGTTGCATTCATACACTGTGACGGAATGTCCGAGATTTGAGGAGGGATAACATGAAGGTATTAATAGCGTGCGAAGAATCACAAGAGGTCTGCAAGGCATTTCGTGCAAAAGGTCACGAAGCGTACAGCTGCGACATTCAGATGTGTTCAGGCGGTCACCCTGAATGGCATATCTTAGGCGACGCTCTGGCTGTTATCAACGGCAATGCAGATTTTACCACTTGTGACGGACAGACACATACGGTAGACAAATGGGATTTGCTGATAGCTCATCCGCCGTGTACATATCTCAGCAACGCAGGGGCAGCACGGCTGTACAAAAAAAATAATGGAAAAAGCTACATTGATCTTGAAAGATTCGAAAAGGGACAAGACGCAAAAGAATTTTTCCTGAAATTTATTCATGCACCTGTTGAAAAAATAGCTGTTGAAAATCCAATCCCGTCTGGAGTATATCGGTTGCCGAAATATACGCAGACTATACAGCCATATGAATATGGACACCCATACAGCAAAAAAACGTGTTTGTGGCTGAAAAATCTGCCTAAATTGACACCGACAAACGTTGTTAAACCCATATGTTCATGGGTATCAGGCGGTAGCAAAAAGGCGGACGGCACTGCACGCACAAACTGTGGAATGCCATTTCGTGACAGCAAGACAAAATCCAAAACATTTTCAGGCATAGCACAAGCAATGGCTGAACAATGGGGAAACGAGGAGGGATAAGAGTGAAAACACATGATCTGAAACTTAGCATAGAATTTTGTGACGCCGTTCTGAGCGGTGAGAAAACTTTCGAGGTCAGAAAGAATGACAGAGGTTTTCAGACAGGAGATCTGATAAGATTTATACCGACTGACGGAACGTCTTATCGTAGCTCAGACGGCACAGTAAGAGAACACGCAAAACATGAGATATCAGGACATACATACAAGATAACATATATCCTCAACGGCTGGGGAATAAAGAACGGGTATGTTGTGCTGGGAATTAAGGAGATAAAATGCAATAACTGCGTATTTTATCATACTTGTCGCAAACGGAATGTAGTTTGTGATGATTACAGATCAACGATCTATAGACAAACTGAGGAGGATTAACATGAACAAGAAAGAAATTAACGAGATCAAGAGAATATTCAGCGACGACTGTGGACTTTTCACTGTAAACCACGTTGTTACGGCATTTGTGGACGCTGAAAAGAACATAAAGTGCAAGACCAATCAACTTTACAACACTATTCCGCAGGACGAGGCGGAGCTGATAATGATAAACTTGAAAAAGGTGCTCAGCGGTTCTATCGGCAAAAATCTGCTGGAATATTCGTTCCCTAAGGACGCCTACCTTGAGGGTAGTGCTCAGCCTTTTATGTACGAAACACTGCAAAGCAAGCTGCTTGATGAAGAAAAGGTTGATAACTTTCTGAATGCCATTGTGGAAAAGGTGGAGTATGTGTCAACATATACCATTTTTGCGGCACACTGTACATATTCCGTGTTGAGGAAGAACAAAATGGACGAGTTTGAGGAAGAGGCTGACACGGATTACAACTTCATCATCACGGCATTTTGCCCTGTAAACCTGCGTATTGACGGGCTTGTATATGATGAACAGGACAATTCTATCGCAAAGAAAGAGTCATGCGATAGAATTGTTGAGCTTCCAAGCGATGGCTTTTTGTTTCCTCTTTTCAATGATCGTGCACCTGATATCAACGGAGTGCTTTACTACACGAAGAACGCTAAAAAGCCGAATACTTCTGTTGTTGAGGAGCTTTTGGGCTGCGAGTTCTCAATGACCTGTCAGAACGAAAAGGAAACTTTCAAGGATATCCTCACAAGCGTTGTGGATGATGAGCTTGACTATGACCTTATCACCGCAGTGAACGATAAGATTTCCACGTTCGTTGACCAGAATGCACATGAAACTGAGATTCCGACTATAGACGAGCATAAGCTTTCATCAATTCTGTGGGAAGCTGGCGTAAGTCAGGATAAGCTGGAAAAGTTGCATGGTGTGTATGAAAATGCTATGCACGGCAAGGTTTTCAGGGCTGTCAATCTGGTGGAGGATAAGGTAACGATATCAGGAATGGGATTCAAGATGACCGTAGATAACTACCATAAAGGCGACGTGTCTACTGCCATAGGCAAGGTTATATTCGGTGTTGCTGATACGGCTGTTGACGTGAATGGTATCGGTATTAAAATGGACGGTGTTGCCAGATGAAAAATGAATATTACAATTTGAGGAGGGGTTACATGGTTAAGCCCGAATACATTTTCCCACTGTTGCTGATTCTGCTAGACATGGGAGCAGCAATCGTATACGCAATACAAAAAGACTACAAAAAGGCTGTCTACTGGTTAGCAGCGGCTGTGTTGAATATTACAGTGACGTTTTAGGAGGCTATATGGATAGTGCAAAAGAACGAAAAGCTATCGAACGTCTGAAAGCGTTTGAACCTGCGGACGGATATTATCTAGCATATAGCGGTGGAAAAGATAGTGACTGTATCAAAATTTTGGCACAACTTGCTGGAGTTAAGTTTGAAGCAGTACATAATCTGACAACCATTGATGCGCCCGAAACTGTTAGATATGTTCAATCTCAGCCAGATGTCAGAATTGACAAGGCGTATGACAAGAACGGCAATCACATTACAATGTGGAATCTGATTGTCAAGAAGCTAATGCCACCGACACGCATTGCAAGATACTGCTGCAGCGAATTAAAAGAACGTGGCGGCATAGGACGTGTTGTTGTCACGGGCGTTCGTTGGGCTGAAAGTCGTCGTCGCAAAGAATCGTCAGATGTGGTTAAAATTATTGGTAAACCTAAATCAACGTTGAAAACAGCTGATGAAATAGGCATTGAATATCATCAAAGTTATCAGGGTGGAATCATTTTTAATGATGATAATGATAAAAATCGTAGGTTGGTTGAACACTGCTATCGCACTACGAAAACTATGGTAAACCCTATAGTCGATTGGTCTGATGATGATGTGTGGGATTTTTTGCACTACTATGGTTGCAAATCAAATCCGTTGTATGAATGCGGTTTTAATCGTATAGGTTGCATTGGCTGTCCTATGGCTGGAAAACATAGATACGTTGAATTTGAACGATATCCCAAATATAAACAAAACTATATAGCGGCATTTGATAGAATGCTAGAACGTAGAAAGCAGCTTGGAAAAGATGCTAAAATGTCATGGCAAACAGGCCAAGACGTTTTTCGCTGGTGGCTAGGCGAAGATTTCAACCAGCTAACATTTGATGATTTGGAGGTATAACAATGGCAAGATATATTGATGCAGACAATCTGATTGACGAACTATCGGCGGCGTGTATGCCGATATACGAAAAAGGCATAACAGGCATTCTGGGTGATAACAGCAGCATTGCCGATATAATCAACGAACAACCTGCCGCAGACGTGCAGGAGGTACAGCATGGAGAATGGAAAAATCAAGAACCAGGATATCGTGTTGCAGACTTTATGTGTAGTGTTTGTCATTCTGAGAGTGATAAATTATTTGATTACTGCCCTGACTGCGGAGCTAGAATGGACGGTGACAGCAATGGATAAAACCTGTTCAAATTGCAAACACGCAATAGGTTTCGGTCCTCAGCATGACAAGGTACTATATACTTTTTGTGCGAAGCGAAGTGATGTCGCAAAGATCAAATTTCTCGCAGTGAGCAGAAAGGATAAATGCAATGCGTGGGAGAAAAGGAGTGATAACAATGCGTAAGATACTATCTACATTCACAGTTGATTTTGACAACGTTTATGGCGAAGAACTACAAATTGACGGAAACGTTTATGACAATCCCGAACTCTTGAAAGGTGGTATATAAATGGACATCAAAAAAATCATAAACAATTTTGTTGAAGCACACACTGACGAAATTGAAGCGGCAATCCGCTCTGCGTTGTCAGAAGAAAAATCGATAAATGAAATCAAAGCAGGAGACCACTTTGAATACAAAGGTATCGAATGGGTTTGCCTTGATGTAGGAAACGAAACTGCTTTTGCAGTGACCGCTAAGGTAATCGCCAATATGCCGTTTAACAATGAATATGAGGACGGTTGTAACAACTGGAGAACATCATCACTTAGAAAATGGCTTAACGGTGAATTTCTTGACAAGAATTTTGACAAAGGTGCACTGCTAGCCGATTTCTCTACCTTGACAGCAGATAACGGCGACGATAAGTACGGTGTCGTTGAAGACTATGTCACACTTATCGATTGCGAACAGTACAGAAAATACAGAAAATTTATGCCTAAGTATGATGATTGGGTATGGACGCTTACCCCTCGTTCTTGTACCGTCGGCCACGCCAGCACCGTGCGTAGTATCTCTCAGTCAAGAGAGTTGAGCAGCAGCCATGCGAGCATCACTTACGGAGTCGCCCCCGCTTGTTTGTTTAACCTCAACTATCTCTCATCTTGCTGGCAGGCACACATAATCACACATAAGCGAGGTAATTCCATATGACCAACAAAAAAATCAGAGATTACCAGCGAAACCGCAAGCTCAAAGGCATCGTCGATGCAAATTTCAAGACCTTTGCGACTGTGACAATAGCTCTCAAACAGCTGTTTCCACACGACTGGTACAAAAAGACCATAACTGACTTTACAACATCGTATGCCGAATTTACGGCGCATATGAACGACTATGATGCAGAAGCATACGATTTCCGCGTTGAAGATTTTTGCTGCAAGCTGAACATCAGTGACAGCGACACTTACGATATTATTTTCAGGCTTAACGGCAAGGTCCCTGCTGAGATTTTTCTTGCACTGCAAAACAATTTGAAATGTATGCTGATACATTTGCGCTTGAATTGCAGCATCGGCTCACAGAGATATGCAAAACTAATTGCATATCTAAAATCAGACGCCAAGATATGCGGACAAGCAGATCTTATAGCACTCGGCTTATCGTTCGACGATGAAATTGACTATCGTAAACTCAAATCCAAAACCGAGCAACCGACTTATTCCGACGGAATTAAAGCTCAGCAAGCACTGAAAGCACTGAAAGCATACCAAGACGAGGTGATTAAATGTCAGCAACAGCTTTCGAGCAAATCAAAGAACGACTTACCTGCGTCGAGTACGCACGCAGGATAGGTCTTGCAATAAACAAACCAGGTGACAGATGCGTATCCCCTTTGCGGTCATCAGCAAACAACAAGTCATCGTTCGTTGTCTACGACGACTATTACTATGACCACGGGGACTCCAAGGGCGGCGACGTTATCGATTTTTGCGCCAACTGTGAATTTAATGGAAACCGAGCAGAAGCACTCCATAAACTCGCTGATCTCACAGGTGTAACCCTCAACTATCAGACGGACGATTGGAAGTCCGCACTAGATTCTCGCACAAAACTCGTTGAGAAGTGGCACTCTCAGTTACGCCCTGAGGATATTGACTATCTGCATGGCCGTAACATCAACGATCAGACCATTAACCGCCTGAAAATCGGCTACACAGGCGAGGGCTATCGCGTAGAGCTCCCCGACAAAGTAGCCGAACACTATGCTGCTAATCGTATATGTATACCGTATTTCAAAAACGGATATATAGCTTCCTGGAACGCTCGTGCAACGTCAGATAAGCAGAAGGTCAAGTATCTCAAGCCACCAGCCTCAGACAACTCTGACCGAGCTGTCATCTGGGGTATGCACACACTTAATCGCACGTCGAACAACCTCCCTCTCGTTATCTGTGAGGGAGCGTTTGACGCTTTAAGCTATGAGCAGGAAAACTATCCGATACTAGCGACTATGGGCGGAGCTTTCAGCAAATCTAATCGCGAACAGCTTCCTGTGGTAATCTCAGCCGCTAAGCAGTTTCCATATGTCCTGCTTAGTTTCGACAACGATGAAGCCGGCAAAAATTTCACTCTGAAGCTGGGCAAGCAACTATTCTCACACCGCATACCTTTCAAGGTAGCGGCTATCCCACCTGCATTCAAGGACGTGTCCGAATATTACTCGCATGGCTATCCGCTTGCAGATCTCGTTGACAATGCCACCCCAGGTGTCAACGAACTTGCCAAGCGACTTACGGACCGCGAGGAACTCAAGCAGTTCTGCCACGAAGCCGCACGCTGGGTAGCCAAGCCTGAACTATCAGACTTATTCTCAGCTATCCGTGAGAACATCTCGATATACCGTCCTGAGATGTCAAGCGACTATCTCAACGAGCTGCGCAAGTCCTGCTTCGCATCCCCTAACGAGGATATAATAGCCAAATATGTTGCCAAACGACATAATCTCAGATATCTTGCCAACGTGGGCTTCTACGAATATTCGCATGGCTACTGGCAAGCTCTCGATGATGATGTCATCGGCGGCTACATATCCCGTGAGCTGGGTTCATATCGCACAGGCAGCAAGCTCACATCAATTACGAAGCTTCTCCGTACCGACTGTATCACGCAGGAACAGTTTAATAAGCAGCCTCTCCTGAGTTTCATCAACGGCACGCTAGACCTCAGAGACCTCACATTCCGCGAGCACTCCCCGTCCGATATGCTCACAGTTCAGTTCAATTTTCCATACGTCCCCGGCACAACTTCTGAGCGCTGGAACAAATTCATATACGATGTTTCAGCCGGCGACGCTAAGCGTATGTCGCTCTTGCAGGAGATAGCAGGATATATTCTCTATACAGATTGTTCCTTGCAGTCCTGTGCTTTTCTTCTCGGTGAGGGTTCAAACGGCAAGTCCGTGTATATTGAAACCCTGCAATCCATTTTTCCGAAAGACGCTCAAACGACTTTCGAGCTGTCAGGCCTTGTTGAGGACTTCAAACGCATTAAGCTGATGAACTCTCTCGTCAACTTCGGTGAGGAAACCAACACAGACGTTAAGGGCGCAGAGTCCGTTTTCAAACAAGTCGTTGCAGGCGGTGCTATCTCAGGCTGCTTCAAGCATAAGGACTTCGTGGACTTTATCCCACGAACGAAATTTATCTTTGCGTGCAACAATATTCCGCACTTCAAGGACTTCTCATATGGTTTGGAACGCCGTATGCTGTTCGTTAAATTCTCACGCCGCTTTGTGGACGAGCCAGACCCCGGCAAGCCGAACGAAATGAAAGCGGACCGCACTCTCAAGGACAAGCTCCTTGCGGACAAGCCTGCAATCTTCAACTGGATACTCGAAGGCTATAACCGCCTCAGACAAACCAGCGCATTCACTGTAACGGACGACTCTGAGGACCTTAAACAATCCTTCCGCGAGGTTATCAACCCTGTTTCGGAGTTTGTTTCCGAAGAGCCGTATGCTGAGTTTTTTAATACTCAAAGCACCGACTATATCAGCAACACAAAGCTGTATCAGTTTTACCGCACATGGTGTGAAGAAACAGGTCATCACGCCAAAGCACTTTCGTCATTCAGCAGAGAATTCAAACGACTTACCGAAGATAAGTTAATTGCCGTGCGCAACATGAAAGAGCGAGGCTATCAGCTCAAGGATTCTCAGCAGAAAATCAGCATCTATAACGGCGACGGCTTTGATGAACTTCTCTGACCGCCCATGACAGCCACCTATGACAGATGTATCTGCGCAATCCGACATGTTATCCGTCATAATCCGTCATGGGCTCTCACTTGTTAATAATTAATTCACAAAACGCACGTTTGTTCTTGCTTATGACAGATATAAAACCACATCTGTCATGGGTAATCCGTCATCTGTCATAGCCCCTATATTCCTAGCTTTGCGGGGTGCTTATGACAGCATGACAGATACTTTATATAAAGTACAAATATTAATAAATATAAATACATATAGAAAAAACGAAATTTTGTCATAAAGTCATGTCATTCCGTCATATCCGTCATAAGGAGGTTTTATAATGTCCAATTACGCCGATTATCTCAGCTGCATTTCAGACCCGCATATCTATGCTGTGATGAAATGTATTTACATTCAAAAGCTCACGCAAGAACAAACTGCCGAGCGACTTTGTATCTCACCCTCGACTGTCTATCGTGTTCACAAGGTAGGCTGTCGCACGATCAATGAAATCATTCAAGGAGGTGTTCAGAATGGCAAATGATGTTGTAAAAGGCAGAGGCGGTAAAAATAACTTCGGTACGTCCAACAAGACAGCTCTTGCGAAAGATAGTGCTTTTGTCGGAAAAATGGTCAGAGAAGTATATATTGCTTACAAACAGCCAAAAGTTAAATCAAACGCTGAACTCGCAGATAGACTCGATAAGTATTTTAAACACTGTGCTGAAAATAATATCGTTCCTACTGTTGAGGAAATGTGCCTGTTCACTGGCTACTCAATCCAGACTATCTGGGATTGGGAAAAAGGCAGATCACACCCGTTTGATGAGGGGGAGTTGAACGTTTCGACGTCAGAAATAATAAAAAATGCCAAGAGTTTTATGCGTGCTTTTGACGCAAAATTGGTGCAGGCAGGCAAGCTCAACCCTGTGACTTACATCTTCCGTGCAAAGAATTACTACGGTATGAGTGACAGGCAGGAAGTCGAGATCACAAAGACCAATCAGCTTGGCGACAACATGACCGATGATGAGCTTGCAAAGAAGCTCATGAAAGAAACTGAGGTCATAGACGTTGAAGCTTCGGAAGCTGAGGAATAGCAAGCGACTATGCCAAGCGACTATCACTCACGCACTGAGCGACTATCAAACGACTATGAAACGCACACGGAAACGTAAAAATTTTCACACGCAATAGTCGAAATAAATATGAGCAGAAAATCGGTAAGAAAACAGCCGAAAACACGCCGCCTGAGGGGTTGACCTTTGGGCGGCGGTGATTTTATCGAAAAATCATGCACGTGCCACAAGGCGGCTAGCAAGCCCCGTATGACGTTTTAGCATTTAGTACAGTAGTTTTATAGGTGACACGTTAGAACGTCATATAACGCACGCTAGTGACATTGTAGAACGTCATAATAATAACGACACTGTGAAGATATCACCGACAAGCCCCCTAGCACGTCGCAAGAGCCGTCGGACAGCGTTGAGCGGTAAAGGTATAGGGGCGTGACATCGGACCGCATAGGCGGGTGAATAGGTGGCAAGGGACGGAATAGAATAACAACGCCCGCCCCACGATTAGCGGAGCAGGCAAAAAAAGCCCACCAAAGTCGGAGCGTTGGTGGGGTGCAATTCTAGTAGTCACATATTAACGGCGATTTTTCCGCAGCGGGAAAATTTAAAACATAATCATCAGGGTCGGCAAATGCTGCCGGTTCGTCCGTGTTGTCAAATTCGCGTTCGCACGGGGCAATGAAAACCACCAAAGAATCAAATGTGCTATCAAAATCACAGTTTTTTCGGATGTTGTGTGCATACTTTTTCAGCACCGCCCTTGCGGCGTTTTCATCGTCGAAAATTGCCACAGGGGTGTTGATAAATTTTTTTGCGTAAATAATGTCGGTCACGCTGATAGGCGGGGCTATCTGTTCTACAACAGCGGAAAAAATTCCGTATTTCATAATTTTGTACCTCCGTTTTTTCCAATTATACATCATTGCGACGGCATTGTCAATGCCGCCTGCTGTGGCGGGGGGCTGATATCGTCAACCCCCTAGAACGATTATTTATAACGCTTTGCCGTTCTGATAACCACCAGAGCGGGGAGCAGAAACAGTGCAATTATTAGCATGCGGTCACCGCCTCCGCGTCGGAAAAACGCGCACCAAAAAAGAAATACGTGCGTTTTTTAGAAATGCTGACGCGTTCAAATACTGCATCTGTGCTATTTATTTTTGACCGCTCGCAGGCGGTCAAGAGTTCGTTTCCTATCAATATCCCGTCAAAAATATGACGTCCGCAGCTGTCAGTTTTGTAATTTTTTTTTTGGTCATACTGCGGTTTTACACGGAAATACGTCATGTAATCACCCCCCTATTCTGCCAGTCCGTCAAGATATGCGGCGCAGGTTTTCGGCGTTTCTCCACCGCCGAACAATCGGCGGACGCCACCGTCTGCATTTATGCGGCGGTCAACGGCATAGCCGTATATATCACGGTATATCTGTATAGCACCGATATCACCAGCACCAAGGTTATGGGCGGCGTTGATTGTTGCCGCCCTGCGTTTCAGTTCGTTAAATGTGATACGTGTTCTCATAGTGTTGTACCTCCTGCTATTCATTAATCGTGTAACTGTATGGTTTGCCGTCCTCGGCTCTGCGTGCGGCGCATATCGGGTTGCCGTGCATATCCGTTACTAGCACGCTGTCACCGCCGAGGTTCTGCAGGTGTTTCGCTGCGTTTCTGCTGGTGCTGATGATCGTGTTTCTGTAACCGTAATGTACTAGATAGTTTTTCATGTTTTACCTCCTGCCCTTTGGGCTGTCTTGCTATGGTTTTTGTTTCTGCTATTATAATATCACCTTTAGGCGATATTGTCAACCCTTTTTTATCACTTTTAGGCGATATTTTTTAACTTTGTTGAATATGTACAAAAAATCAAAAGATATTGCACACATTTGTACAAACAAGATCATGATAAACGGCCGCTATTATTATATATACCTTTATAAACAAAAAAAGGCTCACCCCCGGGGGTCTTGCAGGACGGACCCACCCCCTTCACTCAACCCCCCGACTAGAAAAAATATAAAAAAAGGGGTTGACAATATCATGAATAGGTGATATAATGAAGTCAATGAAAGGCGGCGAGCTAAAATGACAATTGGAAAAGCAATAAGAGATGTAATGAAAAAAAGAGGAGTAACCCAAATTGAAATGAGGGATAAGCTGGGCTACAAGGCACAGTCAGCAGTTGCGAAAATGCTAAGAAGTGATATGCAGGTATCAAACGCAATACGAATGCTGGATATTGTGGGCTATGAAATAATCATACAGCCAAAAAGCACGCGTGGCAAAAGAGCAACGGGATCATATGTGATAACAAAAGAGGATGAGCAGGAAGAAGAATAATGAATGGAGAAACAGCAGGTCAGGCAGGGTGAACAGCAGTAAGCATAAAGGGTGATGTGCAATGGTATACGGATATGCAAGAGTCAGCTCCGTAGGACAGATAGACGGAAACAGCTTTGAGGACCAAGAGAAGCTGATAAAAAGCAACTATCCAGATGCAGAAATACATCTGGAACAGGGGTCAGGCGCAAAGGAACGCAAGGTTCTGAACGAAATAATGGATAAGGCGGTTTCAGGTGACACGATAGTGGTTACAAAGCTTGACCGCTTCTGCAGGTCAACAGCATTAGGCTTGGAGTATATCGAGCGCATGAGAGCAAAAGGTGTCAAAATACACATACTTAATATGGGTTTGATAGAAAACACACCGATAGGCAAGCTGATTGTCACAAACCTGTTGGCATTTGCCGAGTTTGAGAGAGCGATGATACTTGAACGAACGCAATCAGGCAAAGCTATTGCACGTCAAAAAGAGGGCTATCAGGAAGGCAGACCGAAAACTGTAAACATACCTGATGAGGTAAAGCAAAAGGTCGATAGTGGAGAAATGACAGTAGCTGCCGCCTGCCGAGAGCTTGGCATAAGCCGTTCAACGTGGTATAATGAAATGAGAGCAGCAAGATAAGAACAGAACGATAAGAGCATAACGATAATAAAAAGATAGAGCGTGCCAAGTGCCGAGTGCCAAGTGCCACATAGCTGACGATGAAAGGAGGCTAATTGTGTGGCACTATTTTTATGCCATGCAGAAAAAGTATGATAGATCTGACAGTAGTAGGCAACAGAGCATTAAGCAAAGAAGATATGTTTAAGCTTGCCCAAAAACAGGCAAATGGCGAGTTGAAAACAGAACAGCTCCTGCTAGAAACGTTGAAAGTTCAGGACGAAAAGAAGAAACCGATGATAAAGGCGGCAAAGCATAGCTATGAGAGCGCAATGAGAAAAACAAGCGAACTTGCAAAAGCAGGCAAAGCAAAACTCGCGAAAGAGTGGTATGACCTCGCTCACAAATTCGTACTGTGGGCAGGCGACAGAGATTTTGACGCATATATGCTGGCTTCGGAATGGAACAGAGAACCAAGCGCTAAGTTCTGGGCACCAAGGAGAGCTGTTCTTGAGGGCAAGCACAAGTTGGCAACGCAGATACAAGAGTTCATAGACGATGAGGACGCCCTGTTTCTGAGCTTGAGTACACCCCCAGGTGCAGGCAAGAGTACGCTTATAAAGTTCCTGCTGTCATACATTGCAGGGTTGTTTCCGCAGTCTGCGAACATCTACACATCATACTCAGACGGAATGTCGAAAATGATGTATGACAGTGTGGTATCAATGTTAACGGACACAAGCGAATATGGGCACAACGATATATTCGACAATGGTATGCCTACATTGAGTGCAGAGTACAACACTATATCGTACAGGAAGAAAGGCGACTTCCCTACTATCGGAGTTATCTCCCTGGGCGGTTCGGTAACAGGTCGAACGAGAGCAAATAAGTTCATGATAACAGATGACCTCGTAAAAAATGCGGAAGTGGCAAGAAACCCGCAAAGGCTTGAAACGCTGTGGCAGGATTACAGAGATACGCTGACAACCCGACAGATAGGCGATAATGTAAAGCAAATAATGCTCGGTACGATATGGAGCTTGCATGACCCTATCAGCCGAATGCGAACTGATCATGAGGGAGATCCGCGATATAGATTTATTGCGATACCCGTATGTGACGATAACGGCCATAGTAATTTCAATTACAACTGTGCGGACAGGTACACAGATAAAAAAATACGTGACATAAAAGCAGACATAGATAATGTCACATTTAGTTGCCTGTATATGCAGCAGCCTATGGAACGTGAAGGTCTGCTCTTCCATAAGGACGAAATGAACTGGTATAACGGAACACTGCCTGACGGCTCTGCAAGAAGAATAGCTGTGTGTGACGTAGCATGGGGCGGTGACTATCTGGCAATGCCGATAGGATATCTGTATGAGGATGGAAGTTTGTTTTTGCAAGACGTGGTGTTCAGCAAGGGCGATAAAAAAGTCACACAGCCAATGGTTGTGGCAAAGAGCATACAGCACCAGATACATCAAGAGAGGTTTGAAGGTAATAACGGTGGTGGCGAATATGCGGACGAAATAGATAAGCAGCTGAGAGCACAGAACGTCCACATAAACATCAGCAGTAAACGTGCGTCGACAGCACAGAGCAAGCTCAGCCGAATATTACAGTATGCACCAGATATAAAACAGGTGTATTATCGCAACGATAACGGCAGAGGTGAGATGTACGATAAATTTCTTGAAAACCTGTTTGCATTTAATCAGAGCGGTAAAAACACACATGATGACGCCCCCGACAGCATGGCACAGCTGTGTGCGTTTGCAACAAATGGCGTAGGCGCAAGTGTGGAGATTATCAAGAGGATTATATAAGGGGAACTTAAATAAGGGAAACTTAAAGGCAGACGTTGAAAACAAATTGTATATATTGCACAAAAATGTTGAAAAATATTTTACATAGAGTGAAGTGGAAAAAGTTGAAAAGTAGTATTATAATTAGCTTGTCAGGAGGGATAGGTAATGGATAATAGGCGCATACATAATAGGCGCATAGATGTATATTGTCCGAGCTGTGCGGCGGCAGGCATAAAGCGAAAGCTTATGGAAGTCGATAATGACGCAAAGGGCATTATCTATCCATACTGCAAAGGCTGCAAGAAAAACGTTGCAGTTAAATTGCCCATAAGTGCTGAAAAGCACCTCCGTTAAGTTAATTTACGGGGCGAAAGCCCCGTATGTTCCGCAAAGTCAGAGTGGGTGCAATTCCCACACGGAACTCCAAGCCTGTTATACAGTTCGTAGACCGAGAACGTAAAATATCGGTATCGTATAACTTAAAAACCTGCACACTTTGGCTGTGCGTCGTCGGGTGGAATAGCCGAGGTTTCGTTTTTTTGATGCCAAGTTTTTCATCTACCATAAGAGGAAAAACAGCGTATGCAGGCTCAGAGGGCTATACTTAAAGCTTGCACCGGAGTCGGCGTGCTTCCGACACAAAATAATGGCACTTCTTGAATTTTACATTGCCAACGCCTGTGCATTTGACCTATTTCAAAAGTGCGTATAGCGTTCGGGCAGGATCGCAAAGCTGTATTGCAACAGGTACAGCTTTGAATTTGCAGGTTGAGAGCGTGCCAGCTCAAAGTCTGCTCCATTTGGCAGCTGCTACCCTCACCCACAAAGCAGTTGCCATGCAAGCTTGTCCAGGCTTGATCTCCTTTCTGTTTTTACAGCGGCGGTAACACGCCGCACATGTCGGCTGACAGTGTGAGCTTGAAAGTCGGCACCATAAGAAACTTTACAACAAAATAACAAATTTTATTTACCTGAGTGCATAACGGGCTGACAACTCGCTCAGAAATCGACAACCGGAGGCGTCTTGTGTGTACGGATACGTTCGCAAGGGGGCTTATTAATAGCTGTGAGGCTATCAATGGAGAGAACATTCTCAATCGAAGTCGATTGTGCACATAAAATGTATAGTCAAAGGCTTTGCAAACTTGCCGTCAGAATAATAGACGGTCTCTGTGAGACAATAAGCCCATAAGCTGTGAGCTGGTGCTTGCAAGCCAATGTGGGTAATACCAAAACAATCTGATAATCACGTTGAAATAAGGCAAGAAGCAAGAAAGAGTAGCATAAATCGTGAAACAAAATTTTGCTGAAAGTCATGTGAAATTTGCGGGCATTAATCTCGCGTAGGATACAAACGGGTAAGAAGCTTGTGGGTCGCTCCTGCAAGCTCAGCCTTATCCGCCTAGTGGCTGAATATGATTAGAATTTTATGTGTAAAGTGAAAGCTTGAATAGAATTTGTTGTTTTGTTGTAAAGAGAATATTAAGTTTAAGTGCCAAGTGTTTAATTACCAAGTGCCTATTAGTTATCTAAAAAAAGATAGCTGATAGGCACTTTTTTGTTGCACTGGAGGTGAAACAATACGGAATTACACGGCAGACGAAAAATCTTCCTGAATGAAAGAGATATTACAGAAGAAAACATTATTGAAATAGTTCGGGGAGCGGTCGCAACTCACGAATTGAACCGAGAAGAAATTGAGTATCTCCACAACTATCTACGTGGGAAGCAACCAATTTTAAATCGTGTCAAAGAGGTTAGGCCTGAGATTAATAACAAAATTGTCGAAAACCATGCATTGGAAATAAACAATTTCAAGGTCGGTTTTATCTTTGGCGAGCCTGTTCAGTATGTCAAGCGTGGAAATTGCGAGCTTGATAATACAGAGAGCGATGCTCCATCAGATAATGGTGTGGCGGCTCTCAACGAGTATATGCAAGAGGACGATAAAGCTGCCAAGGACAGAGAGCTTGCTGAGTGGATAAATCAGTGTGGCGTGGGATATAGGTTGGTACTTCCCTCTGATGTGGACGAAGATGTTCCGTTTGAAACGTATATACTTGACCCTAGAAACACGTTTGTTATCTACAGTAATGACTATAAACGCAAGCCTGTTATTGGTGTGACATACTCCAGCTACAGATTTGCAAACGCAGATATAACTAGCTACAGGTCATTTGACATTTACACCGATGAGTGGTATTGGCGTATCGACTTCAAAAACGGCGAAGGCGTTGTGGCTAGATCACAGCCGAACAACATTGGCTATATTCCAATTATCGAGTATGAAAATAACCCTGAACGTTTAGGCTCATTTGAGATAGTTATAACGCTTTGTGATGCTATAAACAACATTGACAGTAATGACATTGACGGAATTGAGCAGATAATACAGGCGTTTACATGGTTTGACAACATAGATATCGACAAAAAACAGCTGCAAGAGCTCAAAGAGCTTGGTGCAATAAAAACCCGTTCGCAAGAAGGGCGTCAAGCGTCAATAAAAAATATCGAAACAAAGCTCGATATTTCACAGACTCAGGTAGCTAAAGATGACTTATATGACCGAATGCTGACGATTGCGAGCGTACCTGATCGCCGAGCAAGCGCAGGTGGCAACACGGGTCAAGCTCTGATAATCGGCGAAGGCTGGGTAATGGCTGAAAGTGCTGCCAAAGCTTTTGAGTTGATGTTCGTGAAGCCTGAAAAGCAATTTTTAAGAGTCGTTCTGAAAATCTGCAAGAACACTCGAAATTGCAAGCAGGAAGTCAAAGATATTAAGCTTCACGATATTGATGTGAAGTTTACAAGAAACAAGACTGACAACTTACTCACCAAGACACAAGGTCTGATGAATATGTTGCAGGCAGGCATTCACCCAAGAATAGCTATTTTGCACTGCGGATTGTTCTCTGACCCTGAACAGGTTTATCAGGATAGCAAACCATACTTAGAAACAACACAGCAACAGCAAGATACGGGTAGCTTTGCTGTAAATACCACTGTAGCTGATGAAATGCTCAAGGCTATAGGAGCTATGGACAACAACGGCGGTGATAACAGTGGCAACGCTTAAATTTGATGAGCTTAACGTGTTGTGGTTTAACAAAATGGAGTTGCCAACCGCCGAAAAGCTATTGCGAATAGAAATGGCGGCGGTGTTTGAGCGAGAGCTCAATAAGATATTTTCCTCACAGCGTGAGCGTGCTGACAGCGACAAATATCTGCTATATGCAACAGTGTATGCAACGATAATGTCAAGCACATACATCGAGATTACAAACAATTATTTTTTAAAGTATGTTCTGAACATAGCAAGCAATGTAAAAGGGCTATCGGAATATTCCCAAAAATGGATTGTTAAGCACTCGGAACAGTTTGCAAAGGAAATTCAGCAGACAACCCAAAGGTTTATTGAAAGTGGTGATTATGACAACGCATTTTCGGTAAGCCGAGCTAGGACTATATCACGCACAGAAATCAATGCTTTGTGCGAATGTGCAACCTTAGAAGGATATTATCAAAGCGGTTACACGAAGAAGATGTGGGTATCGTTTAAGGACAACAAAGTCCGAGATACACACAAAGTCGCAGACGGACAAGTCAGGAGCTTGTTTGAACCATTTGACATTGGCAACAGCCAGCTGATGTTTCCGCAAGATAGTTCGCTGGGAGCATCGGCAAAAGAAATCGTTAATTGCAGGTGTGTTATGCAACCTGTGAAATAAATTGTAGCTGTGCGTTAAACAGCAAACGTCAAGCCGAGCAACCGGCGTTAATAAGCGTAGACGTAGAAAAGGAGTGTTTCTTATGACAAGAGAAGACGTAAAGGGTATTTTCCCAAACGCAACAGATGAGGAAATCACAGCATTTCTGAACAAACACAATGGTGAAGTCACAGCAGCCAAGTCCAGCGGTGTAAAAGCTGACGAGCTTGCGACACTCAGAGATAAGGCAAAGAAGTATGATGACTATGAAGCTGAGAAGCTGACAGCTGAGCAGAAATTGAAAAAACTCACTGATGAAGCTGAGGCGGCTAAGATCACCAACCTGAAAATGCTGAACAAGACTAAAGCTGTTGCGGAGTTCGTAAACTGTGGCCTTAAAGAGGACGATTACAAGGGATTTATCGACAGCATTGTTTCAGACAATGAAGAAACTACAGTTAATTCTGCAAAGTCCATTGCCGCAATGCTCACATCTCAAAAGAAAGCCGTTGAAGATAAGCTTAAAGAAGACGGCCTAAAGAACACTCCAAAGCCTCAGGGAGCAGGCGGAAACGACGGACTTACATCTGCTGAAAAGATAGCCGAGAAATTGGCTACAGACAGAGCAACCATTGCTAAAACTGCGGCGGAAGGTCTAAAAAAATACATATAGGAGGTAATTAAATGGCTAATATGATGAAGTCTACAGCCGTAATTGCAGATAAGACAATTCTTGCAAACGGCGAATTTTTAGCAAGACCATATACAATCAAGGCAAGCGCTATCACAGCTGATAGCAACGGAAAGAAAATCGTTAAAGGTGGAACTCCATTTCCTGCAAACGATTCAACCGCTATCGGTCTTCTGCTTGACACAGTTGACGTAACCGACGGCGACAAGACAGTAGCACTTGTGTATGCAGGAACAGTTTCAACCGCTAAGCTGACAGCTAACGGCGTAACAGTACAGACAGCGGCTAAGACAGCACTGCCTAGAATCACATTTTTTGAATAAGGGAGGCAATACATAATGCAGAATTTTTCAGATGTTTTCACAGCTAAGGCATTTGCTATGTACTGGACAAAGTACCTTGAGCAGGCAAATACAGAAGGCTATCTGGGAACTTCCCTGTTCCCACCTGTAAAGAAAAAGGGTATCGATATAAAGTGGATTAAGGGTAGGTCAGGCCTGCCTGTAACACTCAGACAGAGTGCGTTTGATACTGTAGCACCCGTCAGAGATAGAATTGGTGTAACTGCAATTCAGACAGAAATGCCATTCTTCCGTGATAGCTTTATCATCAAGGAAAGCGACAGGCAGGAGATCCTGAGAGCACAGGACAGCAATGATCCATATGTACAGCCTGTACTTGATAACATCTACAGCGATGCCAAGAACCTTACCAATGGTGCAAATGTTGTTCCAGAGAGAATGATCATGCAGCTTCTCTCACCGGCTGATGGTTCTCCTAAGATTGAGTTGTCAGACGGTGCAAAGGCAAGCTGTCTGTATGAGTATGACGTTGACGGCTCATTCAAGGTAAACAATTTCAAAGCTCTCACAGGTACAGCTGCATGGACAGATCATAAGAATTCAAACCCTGTACAGGACATTCTTGACGCTAAGGATGCCATTTATAAGCTTACAGGAAACGATCCTGCAATCGCCCTGATGTCAAAGAAGACACTCAAAGATATCAGAGAGAATGAGAACGTCAAGGCGTATATCGTTGCCAAAGCTCAGGCAGCAGGTGGCGTTGTTCTCGTAACAGACAAGCTCGTAAAGGAGTACATCTCTGAGGAAACTGAGCTCACAGTTGTTGTAAACAACAAGTCATTTATTGACGAAAGTGGCACAGCGAAGAGATTTTATCCAGACGATATGGTAACACTTCTCCCCGCACAGCCACTCGGCTCAACAGTTTATGGCACAACGCCTGAAGAGGCTGACCTCATGGCTGACGGCAAGGCAGATGTTGCTATCGTAAATACGGGCGTTGCAATCACAACAATCAAGCAGCAAAACCCTGTTAATATAAGAGTGCTTGCAAGCGAAATCGTCCTGCCATCATTTGAGGACATGGATAACGTTTATGTTATCAACACAAATGCCAAAATCGGTGAGCTTACAGTAACTTCTGTCGCTGGCACAAGTGCATCAGGCAAGACAAAGGTAACAGTATCACCATCTCTGTCAGCAGGCAACTCCTACAAGTATAAGACAGCATCAAGCGTAACTGTTCCTGAGGTTGGTGCAGAATGCAAGTCAGGCTACACTGCATGGGACGGAGTATCTGAGATAGCCGCAACAACAGGCAGTAAGATACTCATCGTTGAGGTAGATGCAAACAACAAGGCTGTAAAGGCTGGTTCAGCTACAGTAGCGTCTAAGGCATAAAAGGAGAGTGCAAAATGGATATGATTGAGCTGTTTAAGGCAAGCGTTCCTGAGGAAAATTCCGAGGAATTGATTATGCAGTATTTAGACACTGCTCAATCAATTATCCTTGCACATCGCTTCCCTTTCGGCACAGACCGCACAGAGGTTGAGCCACAGTACAAAGGCTTACAGTTGAGAATTGCCATAGACCTATACAATAAGCGTGGAGCTGAGGGCGAAAAGGCACACTCTGAAAACGGAGTAAGCCGTACATATGAAAGCTCATGGGTATCTCAACAATTGCTTGACGAAATCGTTCCGAAAGCTGAGGTATTGTAATGAGAAACCTAATGCGAAACGTTACAAAAATAAGCTATAAGCTGTATTTAGGTGAACAAGATTTACTTGATGATGACGGCTATAGGACAGGCGAGAAAGGCATAAGTTACTCAGATTTTAGCGAGTGCTATATGTCGATATCAGGCAATAAAAGCGACAGTGAAATGTCACAGTTCGGTCGAAACCTGGACTATGATAGAACAATGTCAACCGCAGATATGAAGTGCGAAATTGATGAACACTCACTGCTGTGGATAGATATTGACGTCAATGGTCCTCACAATTTCATTGTAAAAAAACGCTCTGTTACGCCAAATCAAATACAGTTTGCCATAAAACAGGTGAATGTCAATGAGGAAGATAGCGTTTAATCTGTCAGAAGATAGCTTGACAAAAGCCGTTGAGCAAATGAAAGCATATAAAGCTGAGATACACAAAAAAGCTCAACTGCTTGTGGAGCGTCTTACTGATTATGGACTAACGATATGCAGAGCAAAAGTCATTGAAATGGATATCCCAGATACAGGACATTTGCTTAGTCAGGTTGACGGCTACTATAGCCCATTGCTTAACGCTGGCTTCATCTTTTGCGACTGCGAGTATGCAGTGTTCGTTGAATTTGGAACAGGTGTAAAAGGCGCGTCAAAGCCGTATGCAGGACAAGCCATAAGCGAATGTGGCTATCAATATATGGGTGGAACACATTATATCACGACGCAAGACGGACGTATAGGCTGGTTTTATCCGGCTGATGACGGAACGTGGAAGTTTACACAGGGTATGCCAAGCAGACCATTTATGTACGAAACAGGGCTGGAAATGCGAAATGCTCTTGACAACATTATTAAGGAGGTTTTTAAGTGATTGACATTGAAAACAAAGTGTTTGACACAGTGTCGAAAGCGCTTGAAAAAGCCTTCAAGGGTATATCTGTCAGTAGCATAAACACAGATAAACCCGCAACATTTCCGTATGTTTCAATCGTGGAAACAAGTAACTCGGTTGATCCTGCGTACATAGACAGTGGCAGAATTGAGAACGCAAGCAATCTACTGTACACAGTGAATGTTTATAGCAACCTCGCCAAAGGCAAGAAAACGCAAGCAAAAAAAATCAGAAACCTTGTGTCAGACGAATTCGATAAAATCGGCATGATGAGAACATTCTGCCAGCCTATTGAAAATCTATCTGACACATCAATATATCGTATCACAATGCGTTTCGAGTGCAAAGTTGATACGGACGAAATAATCTATAGGAGGTAATGAAGTTGGAGAAAGCAACAATTAATACCTATTTGTATGCAAAAAAGGCCGCTGAAAGCAAAGCTTCAAAGCTTTGTGACATTACATCATACCCAGACCTTTTCACTGCACCTGAAAAGCTGGACGTGTCTGACCTGTCCAGCAGGCAGAAAAAATATGCCGAAGGTATGGTAGATGTTCCAGATTACACATTTGGTGCGAACTACACCAAAACAGCGTATGATAAGCTCAAGGCAATGGAAGGCGACGATACAATCGTTTTTGAACTTCGCTTTGGCGCAACGGGTGAATATGGTGCGTGGACATGGACAGGCTCTATGTTTGTCAACATCAAAGGCGGCGAAGTCGGCGGCAAGAGAGAAATGGAAATCACTTCTTATCCGCAGAGCGATATCACTCCGACAACAGTTTCAGATACATAATTTTTTTTAGGAGGATAAAACAATGGCAAAGACAATCAACTTCAATTACGAAGGTCAGCACTACGTTCTTGAATTTTCCAGAAGAACAGTAAGACAAATGGAAAATAACGGCTTCACTCTGAATGATCTCTCAGACAAGCCAATGAACACTCTGAACGAGCTTTTTGCAGGTGCTTTCAAGAAAAATCACCGCAACGTAAAGCCTGAACAGATTGACAAGATGCAGGCTCTTTTCGCTGATAAGGACAAGCTTATAGAGACTCTGTTCTCAATGTACAGCGAAACTATTGAGACACTGACAACGAATGACCCTGCTGAGGATAGGGAAAATTTGATAACCTGGAGCGTTGGAGAGTAGACAACGTTCCGAAAGAGCAAACATATACTCAAACATTTCTAAAAGCTTTGCCATTGTACTTATCCATAGGCATGACTGCCAAAGAGTTTTGGGAAGGTGACTGCTGTTTGGCAGTTGCCTTTCGCAAAGCTGATGAGATGACACAAAAAGCAAAGAGAGAAAAGGACAATTTCAATGCATGGCTAACGGGACTATATGTTCAAGAAGCTATCACAAGTTGTTTTTCAAAAGACGGCAAATATTCCGATAAACCGCATGACATTTTCAAAGCCGACAAGGATAATGAAAAAACGTATGATGACATCATGCGAGAAAATGCGGAAAATTTCAGAAAATTTGCAGAAGCATTTAATAAAGGAAGGGCGGCAAATAAGGGCAATTAAACAGACTTATTGCCACCCTTATTTTTTTATATAGGAGGTGAAAAAGTATGGGATTAGACATCGATAAGCTTAGTTTGAAAGTAGAAGCTTCGTCCGATAACGCTGAAAAAAAGCTCGATAAGCTGATTGTTAGGCTCGAAACGCTAAAAAAGTCAGTAGGCAAACTTTCGGGGCTTGACAAGCTTTCCGAAAAGCTCAACAAAATAGCGGCAAGTGCCAATGCTATATCAGGTGTGGATAAGCTTGCAAAGCTTGTTGAAAGCGTTTCAAAGCTATCACAGATAAAGTCTCCGAATGTTACAAAGACCGTGAACAGCATCAAAAAACTCTCTGAGGCGTGCAATGCAGTAAGCGGCATGAGTAATGTGAGTGTGCTTAAAGAGAATATAACGGCTATTACAGAGGCATGTAAGCCAATGCAGGAAATGGGTAAGAATAATCTTTCGCCATTCCTTAACAGTTTGAAAAAGATACCTGATATCACAAAGTCACTCGATACAGAGAAAATCAATGAGTTCGCAACGAGAATACGCCAGCTTACCACCGCTATAGAGCCGTTGACAACGCAGGTTTCAAAGGCGGAAAACGGACTTGTCGCACTTAATGGCATTATGAAGAGTTCAATAGCGAGAAACGGAAACCTTGCATCTGCAAATGCCGTAACTGTAAAATCCTATACCAGTTTGTCCTCAGTTTTTAAGGACGCAAGAATAAGAGCTGCCGCACTTTACGTCACAGTCAATAGAGCTGCAGATGCACTCGCCGATTGCTTACAATCGTCAAACGAGTATGTCGAAAATATCAACCTATTTACAGTAGCTATGGGCGATTATTCGGAAGAAGCATATAGGTATGCCGAAAAAGTAAATAATCTGCTTGGTATTGATATTTCTGAGTGGATACGCTTTCAGGGCGTGTTCAAGCAGATAACAACAGGCTTTGGAGTTGCGGCTGAAAAGTCAAACATAATGTCCAAAAACCTGACGCAGATAGGCTATGATATAGCATCATTCTTCAACATCTCCATAGAGGACGCTATGCAGAAAGTTGAATCTGGTATCTCTGGAGAACTTGAACCGTTGCGCAGACTAGGTTATGCCCTTGACGCCGCAACACTTCAGCAGATAGCCTATGATAATGGTATTCAACAGAACATCAACACCATGACGCAAGCTCAGAAGTCGCAGCTAAGATACGTCGCTATTCTTCAGCAATCTACAAATGTTATGGGCGACATGGCAAGAACCATCGTCACGCCTGCGAACTCTATGAGAATTTTGCAGCAACAGTTTGAACAGCTCAAGAGAGCCATAGGCAACATTGTGAGCGTGTTTGCTGTGAAGATGATACCATATGTCCAAGTGTTTGTAAGACTGCTCACAGACGCCGCTAACGCCATTGCAAAGTGGTTAGGCTTTGAGCTGCCGACGATAGATTATTCTGAGGTTGGCAAAGGTCTAAGCAGTGTAACAGAGAACGCAGATGATGCAACAGAGTCTGTCAAGGAAACAAAGAAAGCGTTGCTTGCACTTGCTAGCTTTGATGAGATAAATCAGCTCAATCTTGACAAGAACAACGGTAATGACAGCGGAGATACTACAGGCAACAAATATGATCTCGGCATTGATTTGCCTGAATATGACTTTCTTGCAGGACTTGACAAGCAGACGGACGCACTTTACAAAAAAGTCAAAGCTCAGCTGAAAGAACTCTACAACTGGCTCAAAAAGCACAAGGATATGATTAAAGTCATTGCAGGACTATTGGCAACAGTATGGGCAGTGAATAAGATTGCTAACCTGATTAACTGGGTGAAGAAACTTAAAGGGGCGTTTGGAGCATTAAAAATTGTCAAAGATTGTACGAGTTGGCTATCAAAGCTTAAAGCGGTTGGAGTAGGAGCAATTTCAGGTATTGTCGGTGGTTTTGCAGGGTTTGATTTCTTCAAAAAGCTTGCGAAAGGCACGTTGGATTGGAATAGCGCACTTGTTGATACAGGCATAGCTGTTGGAGCTATTGCAGCGGCATTTGCAATCGGAGGGCCTATTGCAGGTGCAGTTGCTATAGTAGGAACGCTAACTGGTGCATTTATTGGTCTGTACAAAGGTGCAAGAGATGCCAAAATGGAAATAGTCGGACTTTCTGACAATGGCGGTACTAAAATATCTGAAATTGCGGAAGCATTTGGAGCTCAGTGTGACAAAATCATTGAAGCCAAAAAAGCTGTTTCTGAATATAAAGAAACAATCACAAGCAATCAAAACAAAATAGATCAAGCTGTTGGCAATTTGAACGATTTTGGAGACAGGCTAAGTGGACTTAAAGGAAAGCTTACAGACGCCGATAAAGAAAATATAACATCTGGGTTTGAAACAATAGCCACCGCTATCAAGGACAATATTGGTGCAGAAACACAAGGCATTATCGACAATTTTAAGTCTGCAATGGACGGATTACCTGATAATCTAAAAACAAACATACAAAGCAGTATCAGCGAGCTAAACGCTCTAAATTCTCAACTTTCAGGCAATGTTGACAAGGCACAACAATCCATAAACGATTATTATAATACTATATGGAATGGTGGCACGCCAACAGACGAGCAAACCGAGAATTTCAACAAAGCGACAAAATATTTTCTGTCAAAATCGGTTGAAACATCTGACGCATATAAGGAGTACAAGGAAAACTTATCAAAGATTGATTTATCCAAAATCGACTTTGAGGATTTTGATACGTTCAAAAGTTCTATTCAAGACGTTCAGAACAATGCAAATTCAGCAATAACTGCAATAAGTAACGCAAAAAAAGACTCTCTTGATTATATCGAAAGCCTATACCAAGAGACGATAGAACAACATGATCTCGGTTGGGTATCTGATGCACAACTTGCACTTGCAAAAGAAACATTTGAAAATGCAAAAAAGAACATCAACGATAGTGCAGATGAACAGACAAAATCAGTTAAGGACGGACTTGGAAAGATTTTAGGTCAGGCACAGTCGCAATTAAACACAGCTATTGATGATCAAGCTCAGTTTTTTGCGCAGCAAGAAACTACGAATGTGTATGGCGATTATCTTCAGTGGACAGATGATGCTTGGAAGTATTTTAACGATAGCTATAGCAATAACATTAAAGAGCAAAAGAAAAATTTCAGTGATCAGCAAGATGTAATAAAGAAGGCTGCCAAAGATACAAAAGTAAACCTTGGCGAATATGTCAAGGCGCTTAGCCCGTCAAACATTGACCTCAATCATGCTGACATAGGTGGTTGGGGCAAGGTAATTGCCGCCAAAAAAGGTGCAAAAACAGGCGATTGGACTGATTACGGAAAAGAAATGGCCGCACAGCTATCAAAGGGAATTGAATTGGGTACTGACGGCACTATTAAATCTGTAAAAGGAATGACCAGCAGTTTGCTCAATGAATTCACTTTGGGCGGTGAAAATTGTGTTGCAGGTTTTGCAAACGCCTTGTCCGACAAGGAAAAGAAAGTGTTCGCAGCTGCAAATGACCTCGGACTTAGCAGTTTGAAGTCATTAAAGCTTGCACTTGATGAGCATTCTCCGTCAAGAGAAACGCATCAAATTGGTGTCTTTTTCCTCCAAGGCTTCATGAACGGCATAAAATCGCTGTCAACGTTTATGAACACTTACGTAGCAAATACAGCAAAATCAGCCGTTACAACATTTGATACAAAGTCCACGACAACCTCAATTGGTATCAAATTTATAGACCGCTTTAAAAACGGAATTGACCTGAGAAAAAATAGCCTCATCAATGATATAGTTGACATTTTCAACACAATTCTCGACAAGGCAGATAGTTTCCACGTCCAGTTCTTCAATTCGTTCAATAGTGCGGTACCTGCAATACAGATAGCCTCAAATGGCATTCTCGCCGCTATGGGGCAAGCTGTATCTATACCACAGATAAGCTATACAGCACCTGGATATCGTGTGCAGGGATATGCAAGAGGCGGTTATCCTGCGACAGGTCAGCTATTTGTTGCAAGAGAAAACGGCACACCTGAAATGGTCGGTTCTATCGGTAGTAGGAGCGCCGTTGCAAATAATGATCAGATCACTGCGGCAATCAGTCAAGCAGTATATCAGGCAGTACGTGAAGCAAACCGAGATACTCAGAGCAGCGGTAGCAGAAACAATGAAATGACAGTTAAAATCGTTCCTGACAAGAACAGTTTCGTGAAAGTTGCTGTTGACGGGATAAACGATACAACCAGACGGACAGGCAAGAGTCCGTTGCACTAAAGTGAGGTGGTGACACAATGCTAAAATTCGACGGCGTAGAAATGCCTGTACCTGCAGATTTGCAGGTACAGAACAACAAAATCTGGTCGGATAACACAGGACGTTCAGCAAACGGAAAGTTAGTCGGCGATATGGTGTGCATAAAGAAGAAGTTAATCATATCATGGGTACACCTCACAGGTGAGCAAGTCGCACTGATAAATCAATACATTTCTAACGTAAGCAAGCCGTTTTTCAGCGTGACATTTACAGATGAAACATTTGTTGAGCAAACGTGTACCATGTATGCAGGTGACACAAAATATGATGTGCTAAAGTGGGTCTCACCGATGAAGTATCTGAAAAATGTTGCAGTAGACCTAATCGAATGCTAGGAGGCGGTAAAATTGTATACAGTACAGAATGAACCCGTCTCTCAGCGTATCGAGAGCTATTGCCGTACTTGGCGTCTGTGGATAGAGAATGCAGAGGGCGTTATATCAGGTGACAGCATTATGTCAGCTGATAGCTCCATGCAGGCAACAAGCCTTTCCGATGACATCGAGCTGGGCGCAGTATGTTCACAATCGTGGAACATGACCATAAGTGACACTGAAACAGCGTTTCTCGGCAAAGAGTATGACACATATCTGTATCTCGTAGACTACGAAACTAGAGGCATACTTTCAGACGAAAAGATCCCAATGGGACATTTCACCTGTGTTAAGTCGAAAAAGTCGGGCGGCAGCGTTCAGCTGACAATGGCGGACAGGCTGTACTTCTCGGACAAGCCATATGTACCGCATATCCCTATGCCAAACTGGAATAAAGCCGTCGAAGACGACATTTGCAGACAATTAGGATTGCAGAACGGCAATGACTACACAGAGGTGCGACTACTGCGTGACAAGAACGGCAGAAGGTTGATAGATAAGAACGGCAAGGTGCTGTACTCAAAGTATTTCTATTTCAAGGTCGGCTCCGTGCCAAAAGACGTGACCATGCGCCAAATGTTGTCCTATCTAGCTTCTGCGCAGGGGCAGTTCGGGTATGTTGACCGATATGGAAAATACGTCCGAAAGTGGTATGGCAAGAGCGTGAAAACGTTGGACAACAATACCATTGATTTGCCTACGCTGTCGGAAAGGCAGAACGTGATAGTCGGTATAGTCTGCAAAGTAAATGACGATACTACGCTGTCACTTGGCGTGACGGACACAACACAGGGTAGAGTTTTGGAGTTTGAAAATCCATACATGACAGAGTCTTTGCTACAATCTCTGTGGCGCAGGATAGGAGGTTTTTCGTGGTACACCACTGAGCTATACCACAGACTTGGTGATCCACGTTTCGACATATGTGACGTGGTGACCTACACCAACGGCGCAGACAGCTATGACATACCGATAACAAATCTTGGTTTTAACTTTGACGGCGGACTTTCAGCAGACATTTCTGCGGTAGGTCTGAGCGTTGAAGAACAGCTTTAAAAAAAAGGGGGGCGAGATAATGGCTGATGAAAATTTGACATTGACACAGGATATCACTGAAAACGATTATCCGATGCAACACGCAGGTGAGGAAATCGATGAGATATTGAGCCGAGCCGGCAAGATACACTATGGCACTGTGGAACACAAGTTGACGGGAGCAAATGCGCTAATGCGGATACCGCTTGGGCTGACCTTTGCACCTAAGCAGGTTATAGCAACACTACGGCAGACAGGCGCACCAACACCATACAAGACGTTCTGTACTCACGTTAATGGTTCGGGAAAGTCGTACTATCTGAACGTCTGCATGGGATCTAATAACGGGTCAACAATGGAAAACGTGCCGACAGGAACATACTATGTTGATTACATTGCAATAGAGTAAAGAGGGGTGATTAAATGACGATAACATTAAATTCAGATTATGACGTAACCCTAAGCACAGCCCTTTTGGGCTACGTCGGTGAAACAAATGCCCGTCCTGTGTCGGTCGAAGGGCTGACAGTAGACGGCGCAGACCGCTATGTGCTAACGATAGACTACGGCGACGGCGTTCAGTATGAGGTCGATATCACAGGCGGCACATGGACGCCAACGGCTGATATACTGCGGTCAGCGCAGACAGTCAGCTGTCAGATAGCAGCGAAGAAGCTGTCAGGCGATGAGTATATTTTAGTAAAAAAATCACGCATATTCCGCCTGCGAATCGGTGCGGCTATAGGTGATAATGCAGTACCATCGCCCGATGTGTCTATGGACGCACTAGACCGCATAGACGCCATAGGAAGACAGGCGCAGTCAGCTGCAGAAACAGCGACAACAATGGCAAATAACGCCGCTAAATCTGCCACAGCCACAGAGAAATCAGCCGACACCGCAGAACAGGCGGCAAGCCGTGCCGAAACCGCAAAGGCAGCGGCTGAAACGTCCGCTACACAGGCTGAAACTGCAAGGCAGGCTGCCGAAACCGCACGTGCTGAGGCGGTCAAGTCTCAGAACGCCGCTAAGATATCCGCAGCGCAGGCGTCAACGGCAGCACAGCAGACCACAGCCGACAAGAACATAACGGCGGGTTATGCTAAAACCGCCAAGACAAATGCTGACAGCACTGCGGCAGACAGACAGGCAGTGCAGGATATGGCAACGCAGGTGACAGCCGATAAGACCACAGTGGCAGACAATGCCGCTAAGGTCGCCACAGACCGCAAAGCCGCTGAAACTGCCGCACAGACAGCACAATCCATAGCTGATAGTCTGCCTGAAGATTATGTTACGGCTGTTGGAAAAATTGCTGAGAACACGGCAGAAATAGCTAACCTAAAACTAACGGACAAAGAGTTGCAACGTAGGGTAAATGCGTTGTACAATATGGGCAATGGTGTGACGCATAAATTTGAAACTGATACAGATACGGCATACGCAAAGACAGTTCCGACTGGGGCAAAGCTGATGTCGGT